GTAAAGGCAGAAAAGAAAGCCGGTAAAGGCAAGACCAAACCAGTTTACAAGAGATTCCGGCAGTTCTTTGATTTGGATAAAGAACTAAGGAAGATAAAGAATCGAAGAAAACCATCCAGATTTGCTGGAATAACAAAGCTGTCGGATAGAGAGGAGTGAGAGGATGGCAGAATCATATAGTGTAAAAGCAATATTATCAGCGCAGGATAAGAACTTCTCATCTATCATGAAATCCTGTCAGGGATATGCGAGTAATCTGAAATCTACTCTCATGGGCGGACTTGGATTTGGTGCAATGGCAGCGATCGGTGGTAAAGCAGTGTCACTAGTTACGAATTCAGTTAGTGATTTGTCGAAAGAAACAATAGAGACATCAGACTCTATGTACAAGTTACAGGCTGCTATGAGATTTAGTGGCTATGCTGAAGATGAAATACAGAGGATTGCCGGAGCAACCGGTTCATTGAAAACATATGCAGATAAGACGGTGTTTTCACTACAGGATGTATTGAGTACGTTCGGATCCCTGTCAGCGAATGGTGTTAAAGACGCAGACAAGCTTACTGAGGCAGTAGGTAATGCTGTTGCAGTATTTGGTGGTGGTGCAAAAGAGTACCAGGGTGTAGCATTGGCATTCTCGCAGGCAATGGCAGCAGGCGTTTTACACGCTCAAGATTGGAATCAGATCATCAATGCCAGTCCACAGCTTGCCGGAGGATTAAGAAAAGAGTTAATCAAACTGAATCCGGTACTTGGAAATGATTTCAAAGGGGCTATGGAAGATGGAGCCATCACTGCAGATCTGTTAGGACAGGCAATTACCAATATCGGTATGACGGACATGGCAAAAGAAGCGGCCACATCCGTGACAACATTCGAAGGCGCTATGGGTAACTTGGAGGCATCTGCAGTAAGCGGAATGATGAAGCTTTATGATACGTTCGCAAAGCCTAAAGTGATTGATGCAATCAATGGGATGACCTGTAAGGTGGATGCAGGATTTTCAAAATTGGCTGTTGGAATCCCGAAAGCTATTGAAATAATATCGCCGTACTGGAATGTACTTAAAACAGACGCAAAAGAAGTAAGGACAGCCTTTGGAGAGGCAGCTGGTGCGATTATTGACGAAGTACAGGAACTTACCGGAGCATTTGGGAAAAAGGAAAGTGTGGATAATTTCTCTGAAAGCATGGGAACAGCAACAGGTGCATTGACTACATTTGCGGATTTTCTAAAAGATCATGATAAAGAAGTGGCAAAAGCGATTACACTGTTACCGAAATTATATGTTGCTTTTAAAGGCTTTAAAATAGTCAGTGCAGTTGCCCCTGGTGTCAAAACTTTTGCGGGCGCAATTGTAAGCATGACAGGAAAAGGAATAGCGACACTGGCAGGTAAGTTATTTGGCGTAGCAGCGGGTGAAAAAGCGGTAGGCACTGCAAGTAAAGAATCATCAGGGACTATCGTAGAATCAGCAAAAGCATTTGTAGCGATCGGAGCAGGAGTAGCATTGATTGCGGCGGGCTTTTCTTTGTTGGCTTATTCTGCGGTGCAGATTGCACAGGCGGGACCAGTAGCAGCCGGTGTATTGCTTGGTATGACGGTTGCAGTTGCAGGATTAATGGTTGTGGCGAAAAATGTAGCACCAGCTATGACAGCAGGAGCTGCCGGATTCGTAGCCTTTGGCACAGCGGTCCTTTTAGCAGGTGCAGGAATCAGTGTATTATCTTTGGCGGCAATCAATCTCGCAAATGCCGGACCGCTTGCTATTGCATGTATGATTGGCATGGTAGCGGCTATTGCAGGGCTTGCAGTAGGAGTAGCAGCACTTGGACCAGCATTGACAGTAGGAGCAGTAGGATTTATCGCATTCGGAGCTGCCATTATACTAGTTGCAAGCGGAGCGTTGGTTGCAAGCGGAGCATTGGCTGTTGTGGCTGGTATTCTTCCAACGATTGTACAGTACGGAATCCAGGGAGCAGGATGTATTACCGCACTGGGTGCCGGTATGATTGTGTTTGGCGCGGGAGCAGCTGTCGCAGGGGCAGGATGTATTGTTTTGGGGGCAGGACTTACAGTAGTAGGTGCGGGTCTCGCAGTGGTTGGAGCAGGTGTATTGGTAGTATCAGCCGGAGTATTGATACTGGCAGCAGGTGCACTTGCACTTGGCGCAGGACTTACGGTAGCCGGAGCAGGATTAACTTTGATGGGCGTAGCATTCCCAATGGTATCAGCGGGTGCTGTGAGCACATTAGGCGCATTAACGGCACTGCTTGGAGTGGTTGTAGGTCTTGTAGCCGGAATGGGTGCATCCGTTGCTGTAGTGATTGCATTTGGAGTTGCTATGACAGGTGGCGCAGCTGGCACGCTTGCGATGGTGGTAGCATTAAAGTCTGTTAATTCAAGTATGAAATCGATAGCAGGCAACGCAAAAAGTGCTCAGAGTTCATTATCAAGTATGCGGTCCAGTGTGAATGTAGTAAATTCTGGACTGGATGCATTAGGAAATAAGGCAAAGTCGGCAATTAGTGCATTGATTAGTCAATTCTCAAATGCGGAAGGAAAAGCAAGAAGCTCTGGCAATGCTGTTGGAAACAACTTTAATAATGGAGTCCATAACGGCATGAGCCGGGCGGTATCTACGGCAAGAACCATGTCTGCATCTACAGTATTGGCAATGCAATCAGCCGGATCCGGTTCATACAGTTGCGGTGTATATATAGGGGCAGGCCTTGCAAACGGTATGGCAAGTCAGGTCGGACGTGTAAGATCTGTTGCAGCGCAGTTGGCAGCTGCAGCAGAGGCGGCAATCCGGGCGAAGGCACAAATCCATAGTCCGTCAAAAGTAGCAGATAAGCTTGGCGGCTATTTCGGTGAAGGATGGGTAAATGGAATTTCTGATAGGGTCACAGATGTGAAAAAGGCAGCATGGAAACTGGTGGACATTCCGGATTTAGTTCCTATCCCAGAGATTGGAGCCGGATTAAGAATCGGTATTGATGATCTTAATGATGATTATGAATACAGCAGGAATGAAACCTACACCATCTATGTACCGTTGGAGATTGATGGCAGACAGGTAGCGAAAGCATCAGCAACTTATACCCAAGAGGAGTTAAAGAAGCTTGAAAAGCAAAATATGAGAAAAACAGGCGTGAGGTAGGAAGGTGACAAAATGTATAATTTCGTAGATACAGTAAGTAAACAAAGCAGTACGGAGTTGCCTTCCGAGGCGCTCTGTATCAACGGTGTATATATTGAAAATGAAATTGATGGATATAGGACATTAAGTGTGGAAGGGCGCGAATTGTTAGAATCCGAAGTTGGAAATATTCAAATTGGAAATCAGGACGGACGGCGTTATAGACAAAAGAGAGATGAAGTGAGGACAATACAGATTAACTATCAGATGTTAAGTAATAGTCCGGAAGATTTTAGAGAGAAATTTAATAAGTTATGTGCATTGATCAACAATGAAGAATCAAAGCTTATTTTCCTTGACGAACCAGACAAGTATTATATCGGAACAAAAGAAAGCATTGGAGATGTAGATTCTGGAAGGTTGAATGTAAAAGGAAGTTTTACATTCACTTGTTCCGATCCGTACAAATATAAAATAACAGAAAAAACAGCAAATAATGAAGGCGGAAAAGTTATCACTTTACAAAATGACGGGACAAAACCAGTGCCAATAAATGTAAAAGCGACAATGAAGTCAGATAATGGATATCTTGGATTGACATTGGATGATCGTTTTTACCAGATTGGACATCCAGAAGAGGTGGACGGAAAAAAATACGAGGTGAATGTCACTTTGTTTGATGATCATATGTGGAAAGACAGGGGATGGTTATTAAATCAGGGAGTTACACCACCTGTAACTCCGGAAAGATTGCAAAATGGTGTGATTAGTTACACGAAAGAATCTGCAAATGAGGGGTATATACAATGCACGAACTATAAAACTGGGAATAGTTGGCACGGTGCGGCGATGACAAAAATTGTACCTGCCGATGAAAATGGAAAGTATCCAGTTAACTGGAGGTCTTGCTGGCGTTTTGACTTTAATACAGACGGAGCGACAGATAAAGGGAGCCAGATTGGACATAATTCTGTTACATTTTCGGATGGAGACGATAATATTATTGTGTCAGTAGTATTTGAAGACAATAATGTTAATTCAGAAAGGTCTGATATGGCGATATATATCGGACAGAAAAGGGTATGGGATACAAAAAACACTACGAAATTCTATGTGACCGCCAGAGAGGGTGGACCATGTGTAGTTGTCGAAAAGATTGGGACAAAGGTCTCTGTAAGATTTAGTTATGCAGGAATAAGTAAAACTTTCCAGGTAGAAGACAAGAGCGCGGAGCTTAGGAAAGTAACTTGGTATGGGGCTACATATAAGGGTTATGCAGCAATTCGGAATAATCTTCTGAGAGCCTTGCAAGTAGTGAAGTACAATGTGGAACGATATGAGGATATACCGAATTATTTTGCATCGGGTGATGGAGTATACCTGGATGGAATGTTTAATAAGCTGTATATCAATGATGTGATCAATATGGACACAGTTGATATTGGTAGTCAACCCCTATTGCTACCGCCGGGAGAGCATACACTGGGAATTGTGACTTCAACATTTTCTGAAATGCCGGAAGTGGAAGTAACGTATAGAGAAAGGTGGATATAAATGGAATGGTTTATCATTAGTAGAGACATGCATGTGCTTTGCAATCCATCTACGGATGCTGAATATAGTTTGCCAATCGATGACAGTGGAGTGAATTATGGGCAAAGGATTACTTTGGCAAATAATGTAGCAATTGGAACGTATGATTTTAAAACATTTCCAGATCATGAAGATAGCAAATATATTACAGAAGGTAATTATATCGCTTTCAAAGATAAATATGGCAAAGACAGATTGTATACGATTATGTCTATCGAGGGGGATGAAAAATGGGACGTACATTGCGAAGACATAGGTCTTGATTTGATCAATGAAGTGGCGGAAGCATGGAATGTATCAGCAGAACCTGTAGAAACAACAATGAATCGGTGCTTACATGATACCGGATGGAGCATAGGTGTTAATGAGATAGCTGATCGGAAGAGAGCAACAAAATATGAGAGTCGTACAGATAGCCATTTAGCGAGAATTGGAATGATTATGAATGCATTTGATGCCGAATGCGAATTTGTGATTGAGATGAATGGTGCTAAAGTTACGAAGCAGGTTGTAAATATCTATAAATCACTAGGAGAAGATAAGGTACAACAGGTATTTATTGATGATATTGATTTGATTGCTTTATCCAGATCTGGTAGTATTGAGGATCTCTGTACTTGTATGATTTGCTATGGAAAGGAAGAAAATGGAGTCAGAACTACAATAGAATCTATTGAGTATGATGACGGAAGGTATTACAGTCCCAAAGGGCATATTCGCATTTATGATAGAGAGGCCCATCAAAAATGGTCAAGATATCGTGCATACGACTATACTGGACAAGGGGAATTTGATGGTTATGTCAACGGAGCATTTGAGTATGAAACAGATAGTCCACAGGAATTGTTTAACAGAGGATTATCTGAATTAAAACAGAGGAATGACAAAAAAGTATCCTATGAAGCAGAATTATATGATCTACAGGCGGACATAGGGGATACAATCCGGATTGCTGATAATCGATACCAAGAGAAGCTGTATCTGTCGGCGCGGGTGCAGGAAGTACAGAACCATTATACGGTAAATGGAGAAGATACAGGGAAGCTGGCTAATTATTCACTGATGGAGTCTAAGAGGACACAGGATGTCGAAGATATGTTGAAAGAACTACAAGGAAAAGTTGTATCGATTGATCATGCCGAGATATCGTATCAAATTGGAGAATCTGGGACAGAACCACCGAATGGAGAATGGAGTAGTGAACCAGTAGATGCAGAAGCAGGAAAGTATTTGTGGACCCGAACAATCACTTATTATACCAATTCCAGTAAGAATACGGCTTATTCCATTGCAAAGAGTGGATTGAACGGAGAAAAAGGAGAGAGCGGAGATAAAGGGGAAGATGCAACAACGCTACGAATTGAATCATCAAGGGGAACTGTATTCAAGAACGATTCTGTTGCTACAGTTTTGTCGGTAGTAATTTACAAAGGTTCACAGCGGATTACAGATAGTGCTGGACTGAAATCAGTATTTGGTAATGCTGCTTACTTACAGTGGAAGTGGCAGAGACTGGACGACGAATCGTTTGGAATCATTTCAGCAGGAGACGAGCGATTTGGAGATAACGGGTTTACATTTGCACTGTCACCAGAGGACGTAGATACCAAAGTGACATTCATGTGCGAATTGATTGTTTAAATAGAAGGGAGAAAATTCAAAATGGCTATTAAATCAGCCGATCAGATTACGATTATTGACGTGACTGATGCCTATTCAGTCATGCTGACATCTGAAGCATATACTTTTGTGGGAGGAACCAGTGGAGTAGCAGCAGGACAGTCATGTACTACTGAAGCAGTTGCTTTTTGCGGATCAAATCAGTGCTCAGCAGTAAATGTAACCGCAGCGGATATTGTGTGTCCAACAGGAATCAGCGCAACAGTAGAAAATAGTGGTACGGCTAAAGTGAAAATTACTTTTAGGACTACTGCTACAATTGCAGATGCATGTGAAGCCACTATTCCTGTAGTAGTAGACGGTATTACGGTAAATAAGAAATTCTCATTTGCTGTTGCCAAAGCCGGTACGAATGGACAGAACGGTACATCAGTTACTGTTAAATCTACATCTGTAACATATCAGGTCGGAACAAGTGGCACTACAAAACCAACTGGAACATGGAGTACAGATATTCCATCTGTGAGTAATGGACAGTACTTATGGACGAAGACTGTAGTTACATATTCTGATGGTAAATCAACAGAAGCTTATAGTGTTTCATATAAAGGTACTAATGGAACGTCTGTAACAGTAAGTTCTACGTCAGTTACATATCAGGCAAGTACATCCGGTATAACAGCACCAACCGGAACATGGAGCACAACAGTACCGACTGTAGCAAATGGTCAGTTCTTATGGACAAAGACTGTAGTTACGTACTCGGATGGAAAATCCACAACTTCATACAGTGTTTCATATAAAGGCACTAATGGAACAAATGGTAAGAATGGTGCAGATGCTATTACTATGACTATTACCAGCTCTAACGGTACAGTATTCAAGAATAATGCCGGATCAACTGTTCTGACTGCGCATGTGTTCGTAGGAGGAGTAGAACAGAGTATTACAGATGCTGGTGTATGTGAAAACTATGGAACTGTTAAATGGTATAAAGCTGGCAGTACAACAGCAGTAGCTACAGCCAAGACCTATACAATTTCAGCAGCGGACGTAGATAATATGCTCGCTATCACAGCACAGTTAGAAAAGTAGGTGATTTTACATGGCAATCAAAGCAAGTGCTCAAATTACCATTTCAAAAGTAATCGATATCTATGCGTGTTATCGGTACTACAAACTGCAGTCATCTACTTTAACAAAGCCATCTAAGCCGACTACAAATCCTCCTTCAGGTTGGAGTGATACAGAGCCGGCTTATGTTTCTGGTTCGACCAATACATTATATTTTGTGGATTGTAATGTGTACTCTGACAAGTCATTCAGCTTTTCAGAAGTGTCGAAGAGCAGTAGTTACGAAGCCGCTAAGGATGCGTGGAACAAAGCCAATAATGCGCAGAATACAGTTGATAATTTGGAAATTGGTGGAAGGAATTTATTAAGAAACAGTGGAAAAATGCTGATCGGTACCTCGAATTATGTAACTGGCACTTGGAGACAAGCTGGAACAAGTACTATGACTCGTAGCCATGTTGAAATAACAGATCCACCTAAAAGTTGTCAGGGTGTTACAGGAGCATACCAAGCAGTAGGAGCACATCCGTCATCTAAAGCCGATGCTGAATGTATTGGTATTGATAACTTTCCATATTTTGATAGTTCTGTTGGATCTGATATTATTATGTCTGGATGGGCTAGAGTAGTTGGTGGCGGCGATAATTGTTATTTCGGATTTTCAGGATACCAGTTAAATTTACTAAATGGGACTGTACTAAACAATTACTGGTGTACTAAGTTGGATTCAACAGGTGAATGGACAAGAGTTGTAATACACGGAAAAACTAAAGCTAAAGTCGGTGCTGTTTATTGCGGATTTATTACAGGAGATAAATCAGTAACCGTTCAGGCATGTGGACTTAAATTTGAAAAGGGAAATCTTGCAACAGATTGGACACCAGCTCCTGAGGATAGTATATCGAAAGTAGATGTTGAATACTATCTTTCTACTTCAGCAACCTCACTATCAGGCGGAAGTTGGTCCACAACAGCTCCTACATGGGTAAATGGTAGGTACATGTGGTCCCGAACAGTAACTGTAGACGGTGCGGGTAATAAAACATACTCTCCAAATCAAAATGGAGTTTGTATAGCTGGAGCTAAAGGAGATACTGGGGCAAAGGGAGATAAAGGTGATAAAGGAGCCACTGGAGAAACTGGTCCACAAGGTCCTCAGGGCGGGACTGGACCTACTGGTAAAGGAGTTTCTTCTATTGTAGAGCAGTATTATAAATCCACATCCGCTACAGCATTATCCGGAGGGGCGTGGTCTACCACATATCCAGGATGGGAGAACGGAAAGTATATCTGGACCAGATCTGTTATCACTTATACTGACAAGAACACCGCAACCACTGCACCAGTTTGCGTTACAGGAACAAAAGGTAATACAGGAGCAAAGGGGGATAAAGGAGATACTGGACCTGCTGGTAAAGGAATCAGTTCTACTGAAGTGACGTATCAGGCAAGCATATCCGGCACATCCATACCTACAGGTACATGGGTTACATCAATACCGTCAGTTGCTGCAGGATCATATCTGTGGACGAGGACTATTATCACATATACAGATAAGACTTCCACTACTTCTTATGCCGTCGGTAAGATGGGAAACACCGGAGCGACTGGAAAAGGCATTAAATCTACATCCATCACTTATCAAGCTCACTCAAATGGTACGACAGCTCCGACAGGCACATGGACAGACTTAGTACCAACCACATCTGCTGAGAAACCGTATTTGTGGTCACGTACAATCTTGACCTACACAGACAATACCACTTCTACTACTTATTCAGTAGGATCCACACCAGATGGAGTACTGGAGGAAATACGAAAAGTTCTCAGATATGACAATACCAAAATTGTTCTGGGACAAGACGGTGAACCGACCAGTCTTGAATTAACTAATGAAGGTCTTACTGTTAAGAGCGACTCAGAAGATATTATTTCTGTAACAGGTGAAAATCGTGAGGTAACTTCCGACTATAATCCGAGTGGTGCTACTTTCACAAGACGATACGGTAAGATAATCAATGCTGATGGAACTATTATATCTTGTGGAAATACTGTTGCTGAAAATGATTATGAAATAGCTGAAATGGTTCAATATACTGGCACAGATCCGTTAATATCAGGACATGAAGCTGGTATTGACATTACTGCGAAAATAGCTGGCGTTGATAGTGGAACAAATGAAACAGCAACTAGTAAAGCTAGGATTAGTATGCATACTATACAAAATAGTAGAGCTTCGATAGTCTCTGAAATAAGCAGTTATGCTGACCATATACATTTTAGTGGTAAAGAAATAAATTTTTATCCAACAGTAAGCTTTGGTATTAATGGAGAATCAATAGGGTTCAAAGGTAAAGGTATTGGACTTTATCCAACGGAAGAACTTGAATTAGGCATTCCAGTTGTAACTGGTAATTGTAATACACTGACCAAAAGTTGTACTTGGTATCTCGGAAATGGCAGCACTAATCGACCGTTAGATCAGAACGGTTGGCTGATATCACGATCTTATTCAACCGATTATTGTCATCAAACATATATCACTAACACCGGAGGCATTTATCGACGAATGATGCGAGCTGGCAAGTGGAGCATATGGCAAGGTGGATACGCAAACGTTAAGAAATTATGGAGTGGCACTCTTTCAAAAGGTGGAAGTGTTACTGTTGCTAATTTGAATCTGTTTGACACTTTTATTCTTGGAACATCCAATGGTACGGCAATGTTAATCGGAACTCGGTACTACGATCCTAATAATAACAGAGGCACAACAGTTCTTTTTACAGCAGGGCATGATGACGGAACTACTAGCTATTTGTATAAAGCGACTACGAGTATGAGTGGAACGACTTTCAAATTAACGTCGTGCTCAGTTCATACGTTGGATCCCACCGGATGTGGTGGACACGCAGCTACGGTTAAATCGTTATATGGGGTGATGTGATGTTTGTACAATTGAATGAAGAGAATAGAATTATCGGAACTGCCGATGACAATTGCTTTCCGGAAGACACAATAGTAATTGAGTTTAATTTTCCGGAAGATTTTGATTTTGATAATCAATACGAATTCGAGATCGTTGATGGAAAACTGGTTGCATCTGAAAGTGAGGATGCAAAACGTTATCGTGAAGAGGCAGAACAGTTAGAAAAACGAGAAGAGTTCTTATCAACAGCACCGGCTACTTTATCTGATCAGGATGATGCAGTTTGTGCTCTATATGAAGAGAACCTGGCTATTAAGGAAACAGCGGCTGAACAGGATGATGCAATTTGCTACTTATACGAGCAGCTTTTGAAAGAGGGTGAGACCAATGGCAAATAAGGCTATACTCAATGCATATGTAAGAAGAATCAAGCGTGGTACAATCACTATTAACGATGTGCCGGAAGAGATCCGAGAAGAAGTAAGGGCAATAATAGAAGGAAAATAAAAGGAAAAAGCGAATGGAAATCAAGACCGAACAGGTCTTATTTTTGTGAGAAAATAGGAAAGGAAGATTAGAATGATGAATCAGATTATTACATTACTTTCGGCGGATTCTTTTGTAAGAATCTTGCTGGTTGCGGTAACTTTGGATACTATTTTAGGTGTTTTACGTGCAATTAAAGAGCATAAATTTAATTCCAGTGTCGGGATTGATGGGGCAATCCGGAAAACAGCGATGCTGACATCGACTGGCCTGCTCATGGCGATAGATGTGATCATGCATATAAATGTGCTGTTTATGGTTCCGGAAACATACATTAAAGTTCTCGGCATCAGCAAGCTTGGAATCTGTGAGTTTTTTTGTCTACTATTTATATTGTATGAGCTGGTGAGCATTTTAAAGAATATGACGTTATGCGGTCTGCCGGTTCCATCAGGTGTGAAGAAATGGATCCAGAAGTTTTTGGAAGATATGACAGAAGAACTACCGGAAGATGCTGTTAAAAACATTGAGATCAAAACAGAACCGAGAACTGAGGGCGAGTAAAACCGTCCTCTTGAAAGGAGAGATACTATGGCACATTTATTTATTATCGCTGGTCATGGCGCCGGTGATTGCGGAGCAGTAGGATATGGATATACGGAGGCAGAGCGTGTACGTGCGCTCGCTTCCAGATTATCAACTCTTGGAGGCGGAAACGTCACGATCGCTGACATGAACCGGAACTGGTATGCCGATAATGGTATTATGAGCCTCAATATTCCGAAAGATTGGCAGATTCTGGAATTACACATGGACAGCAATGTTCCGTCTGTAAAAGGCGGTCATGTAATTATTGAGGAGGGCTATAGTCCAGACAAATACGACACGGCACTGGCTAACTTTATCAGTTCATTCTTTCCAGGACGTGCCGAAAAAATCAAACCGAGAGATGACCTTGCAAATCCGTGGAGAGCAGCACAGAGGGGCTACAACTACAGACTACTGGAAAATGGCTTCATTACCAATTCTGGCGATCTGAACAAATTCAACGGTCAGATGGATGATCTGGCAAGAGGTATCCTTAATGCATTCGGCATCGCTACGGCATCTCCGGCAAAAGAGGATTCTGACGGTAAGGTAACATCTGGTGGAACATCTCAGGACTCCGTACAGCATTACGGTAAGGTATCTT